GACAGATGATTATGCAGGTGACACAAATTCTGTAATGTATGATTCAACAGAACCTGTAAAATATTATCTTGCACAAAAGCCAAACACAAAAGGCAGTTCTAATTTACAATCATCGACTTTAGATGTTATGTCATACGTAGACAGTTCAGCGATGCGAGTCGGTGGCTGGGATGATAGCACTGCTGAAGCAAGAGGCGACTCGGTAGACTCTACACTAGGAGGATACTATGCTGGTCCTGGACAGTATGATGCTGATCTTATTTGGAACAGTGACAACATTGATGACAGTTCCGACACAGCAACAAGAGTAGTTGTGCTGTCTGAAAAAGAATGGAAACAATTATATTACAACAAACTGTGGTTAGGTGAAAACGATCTAACAGCAGTCACAGTAACATGAGTGCTAACGGTATATCCCATTTACCAAACAAGAGACAAAGACAAGAACAAAAGTTGGCCTTGGCGGCAACTAAACGTGCCAACGAAGGCAAACGTTCCACACTAAAAAAAGCACAGATGCCTACACTGTATTCTTCAGGAGGTAAAAACAATGCTGAAGATCGTAAACTGATGCAAGACGGATCTACGCCATTAACTGTTGGTCGACCTTGGCAATAAGTTAATTCAATCTTTACATTATAATTTTTACAACCAAGTAAATACTATTACTGTTTGAGTCAAATCAAACATTAGGCAAACAAAAGCAAAGGCATATGAAAGACACAAAGGCGTTAGACCAAATAGGCAAACTTACCTCGCGTTTTGTACGCACCTGCCCTTCAACACCAAAGTATCAACAAAGACTTGCAGAAGAAATGGAGATCATACTCTCGTTACGATTCGTTGACTATTTTTGTCAGATCAGAGATATCTTAGATCTTTCCACAGACATACCTCACATGACACGTGGCTCTGCTGGATCTTCACTGGTGTGTTACCTAATGGGAATCACAGACGTTGACCCAATACAGTGGGATATTCCTGTGGCACGTTTTCTCAATCCCAAGCGAGATGACTTACCAGATGTTGATATTGATTATCCTCACTATCAACAAGAAGAAGTTATGAATCGCATATTTAAAAAGTGGCCAGGCAAGTCAGCACGTATATCAAACTATGTGTTGTACAAAGACAAATCGGCCAGGAGAGAAGCGGCAAAACGATTAGGGTACAAGGGAAGACTGCCCAGGAAGTTTACCTATGAATCACTAGGTATAGACCCCAAAGAAGCAAAACGAATAGAAAACAAATTGAAAGGCAAAAAGAAATGTATATCAAAACACTGTGGAGGCATCTTAATGTTTACAAGGCAATTACCAAAATCTTTAATATCACAAAACAATCAAATACTGTTGGACAAAAACGAAGTGGAGGACTTAGAACATCTCAAAGTGGACATACTGGCCAACAGAGGATTGAGTCAACTGCTGGACATAGATCCGATAACAAAGTTATACGAGTATCCAGAGATAGACGAGGCTACTTCGTCTTTGTTGAGTCGGGGCGACGTGTTGGGGGTTACTCAGGGCGAATCACCCGCCATGAGAAGATTGTTTAGAGCCATACGACCAACATCGATGAGAGACTGTGTGTTTGCCACAGCACTAATACGACCAGTGGCCATGCAAGGTAGACGCAAGGCATCTTTCTTCAATGACTGGACAGCTGACAGAGTATCTGATGTTGTGGTGTGTGAAGATGATGCTATTGTGCAGATAGCACAGTTGATTGGTTGCAATTACTATGAAGCAGACATGTATCGTAGAGCATTTGCCAAGAAGAATGAAGAACGTGTGATGGAGTTCATGACCAGACTGGGAGACCATCCACGTAAAGATGAAGTGTTTGCATCACTGCAAGAATTGAGTGGCTTTGGATTGTGCCGAGCTCATGCTGTTAACCTCGGTAGATTGATATGGGCATTGGCTTATCAAAAAGCACACAACCAGAAAGGATTTTGGGCGGCCGCACTGAAACACTGTCAAGGTTCCTACAAAAGATGGGTGTACAAGACAGAAGCCAAACGTGCTGGACTGACTCCGGTCACAGTGTCCAAGTCTGATCAGTTTGATGACCCTGTGTGGCAATACAAGAAGTATGGATGGTGGTCCGGAGAAAAGTTTTTGCCTGGCTTCTACACACGTTCATTGTATCTGGATCGCATAGAATTTGCTGGACTGGTTGCTAATGGTAGAGTGTACAAGAGTGGACACAAGAAGTATGTGACCTTTGTGACGCTAGGAGTTGACAACGGTTACTATGTGGATTGCACAATCAACCAACCATTTGCATATTCAGACACAGATGTCATACGTGGTATAGGCAAAATAAAACACCTGAACAATTCAGATTATATCGAAGTTATCGAATGTGAAAGTTTAAAGATTGATCAGTTTTACAATTAGTCAGTAGCAAAATATAACGCACTCATAATTACAACCAGTGCAATAAATTGTAAAGTTATACGCATTCTCATCATTTTGTTCGAATACTTTTTGTTAAACTCTCCGCCTTTGAACATACCATATAGGCCTACTGACAATACGGCCACCACAGCAAGAAACGCAATAGGAATGAGAAGATAGTATACAAACATCAATTATCCTTGTTCATGTTAGCGATCAACTGCTTGATTTTAGATGATTCAACATTTGCTTTGACTTTGCCTATGTCATCACCTTCTGCCTTGTGTTCTTCTTTAGCCTCTGCTGTGACAGTTGATGTTCTTTTTAAGTTTGAATAAATGCTTGGTGCTTGTTTTTTGAATGATTGATATTCTTCATCTTCAGCCAAGTCAAGTATACGCAGTGTGTCTACATTGAACTCCAAGTCAACTTTGTGTCCAACACCTGAACTTGATCTTGTTTTCATGAACTGTATCTGATACTTGCCACGTTCTCTCATTGCACGTGATGTGAATATGCCAATGACGTTGTCTGCAGTCTGTATCTTAGATAGTCCGCCACTTATGTGCGAATGATCAAACTCTATTTCTTCTACACTGCTTCTGTTCAACTGCGAAGCAGTAATCATCACACAGTTTAGATCCACTGCCAAGTTTCTTAATTCTTCTGACACATACTTGTCCTTTACAAATAGATCACTTGGCGACACACGTCTATTGATCGGCATCAACAAGTCTAAGTAATCAATCAATACCACGTCACACTTGCAGTTGTGTTGTATCTCAAACTCTTTGATGTAAGTTCTTATGTCAATAGCAGTGCTACCTGATTGTATATATTTGATACGCAACTTGCCAGACTCTTTGCCTTTCATTTTAACTTTCAAGTCAACTGTGTCAAGATCTTTGTAGATGTCTCTTGTGTTTGTGTCAGTCATCATTGCATCAATTCTCATAGCAGTCAAGTTCTCGCTCAACTCAAGTGTCACATACACAACATTTAATCCTTGTTCTACATAGTTGCAACCTAAGTTCTGCAAGAACAAACTCTTACCAGCGCCTGATCCACCTGCAAATATGTTCAACTCACCTCTGTTAAATCCACCAAACAACTTTTTGTCAAAGTTCTTCCAACCAGTTGGCACAGTGCCGTTGTTGTCTTTCAGTGCCTGTAGTCTGCCCTTAGGATCTTCGAAGTAGTCAAGACCCATGTCTTTGGTTAATCCTATCTGCACTGCCTTCTTAATCTTTTCTTCTACAGATCCATACTCACCTTTTTCTAGCATATCAGCTGATGCCAGTATGGCACTTTCAAGTTCTTTGTGTCTTGAAAAACGTTCATACTCATCCAAGAACCAATCAAAATGTTTTGGGTCTACATCAGCGGCACTTAATAAGTTAGATCCTGTCTTTGCATTCACCATCTCAACTTCGGGCAGTGTTTTATATTCTTGTGCATAATCATATATGAACTTGGCCGCTTCACGCAGTTCAGCATCATAGTGTTTGTAGAAGAAAATATTTTGTGCCCTTACAAATGACTCAGCATCTGCAAGAAACATTTCTAAAAATAATTTTTGTAAGTCTTTTGTATATTCCACAACTATATTATATTACCTCTATGCTTTGTTGTCATTCGAGTAATTGGTTATCATTAATTCTTTTCTCTGTTTTTGATCTTGTCTATAGGAACCAGTGCTTCTCATTGTGTAAGACAAGTCCCATTCCATTAAAGTAAATGAATCAAATAAATCAGAAATTTTAGTGTTAGAATTATATGTAATCATAAATTTTGCATTCATTTTCTTTATCTCTTTGGCAAACTTATCATGATCAAAACCACGATGTTTGTCACCATCTTTACCATACAAAAATGTTTTTATATCATATGGTGGATCTAAAAATACAAAGTCTCCTTCTATATCTTTACTACCCCAAGCTTCCGCACGACAAACGTTTGTATAATCTAAATTTGTTATCTTCCAATTTTTTATTAGATGTGAATAATGCACAAGATTTTTTATATTGTTTAATGTAAAATTTCCATCATATGCTTGTTTAGAGAAAGAAGATGATTCTGACAAACCAGAAAATGAACATTTGTTTAATATAAAAAAACACAATCCAACAGTATATTCGTCACCTGTATTGATATGACTTTTAGCATCAATAAACATTTGTTTTTGATCAGCCAAAGAATTATAGGTTGATGTTTTTACTTTTAGCAAATCCATTGCAAGTCTATTACCTTGTTGTTGTAAAGTTTTCCAGAATGCATACAAAGGATAGTGTGCATCGTTTACCCACACTGGCACCCATGGCATATTTTTAGTCACATATATCGCCATTGAGCCTCCGCCAACAAACGGTTCTCTATATGAACTAACACGTTCTGGAAAATGTTGGCACAAAAATTTAATTG